CCACTATTGCCGGTGATGTTAGAGCAATGATTGTGGTTGGCCCTCCTGGTGTAGGCAAATCGTTTGGTGTAGAAAAACAGTTGGAACATTCGGGCCTGTTTGACAAGCTGTCGGGTCGCCGTGTCAAGTATGAAGTGATCAAAGGTGCCATGACTCCAATTGGTCTCTACTGCACTTTGTATAAGCACAGTGACAAGAATAACGTGATTGTGTTTGACGACTGTGACTCGGTGTTCCAGGATGACTTGAGCTTGAACATTCTCAAGGCCGCACTGGATTCTGGCAAAAAACGTCGTATCTACTGGAACAGTGACTCGGCCATGTTGCGTCGTGAAGGTGTTCCTGACATGTTTGATTTCAAAGGTTCCTGTATCTTTATCACCAACTTGCAGTTCCAGAATCTCAAGAGCAAGAAGTTGCAAGACCACTTGGAAGCCCTACAAAGTCGTTGTCACTTTATTGACTTGACGCTTAACACCCTACGTGATCGTTTTTTGCGTATCAAGCAGATTTACCTCAAAGGTGAACTGTTTGCAGACTACGACTTTAGTCAAGAGCAAGGTGATGAGGTTATTGCATTCATGGAAACCAACCAAAATCGCCTGCGTGAGATCAGCCTGCGTATGGCGCTCAAGATCGCAGACTTGACCAAAGTATCAGCTGAAAACTGGAAGGCCCTGGCTGCTACGACCTGTATGAAAAATACTTAATCGGGTGCCACCCGATTAAGTAATGGTAGCTCCTGGGTAGTGCAAACTACCCATTTTCAACAGGCCTTTAGGGGCCTGTTTTTTTGACTTTGCTAGACTAAGTATGTTACACTAACCATATGCGAACAGCCAGAATCGTAGTACGTGACGAAGTAAACATCAAGATTGAAGGACTTGAACTTGATGCTCGTAGAGCTTTGGTCGCAGCATTCAAATACGATGTTCCTGGTGCCCGCTACTTGCCGGCGGTGCGTCTTGGACGTTGGGATGGCAAGGTCAGTTACTTTCAACTGGGCGGTAGCACCTATGTGAATCTCCTGCCAGAGATCATTTCCATATTAGAAAAATTCAACTACGATATCGAACTGGATGATCAAAGAGATTACTCAACTACATTTGAGTTCGAACAGGTCAGTGAAGACAGTTTCAGCCACATAGCTTGGCCTGCTGGACATCCTATGGCGGGCCAGCCCATGCAGTTACGTGACTATCAGGTCGAAATCATCAACAACTTCCTGGCCAATCCACAATGCATACAAGAGATTGCCACCGGCGCAGGTAAAACTGTGATCACAGCGGCACTTTCAAATGCAGTAGCGCCACATGGTCGTACCATCGTGATTGTGCCCAACAAGAGTTTAGTGACGCAGACTGAAAAAGACTATGTGAACATGGAGCAGGATGTGGGCGTTTACTTTGGCGACCGTAAAGAGTGGGGACGTCAGCACACCATCTGCACTTGGCAGAGTCTCAATGTGCTACTAAAGAACACCAAGTCGGGGGTGGGTGATTGCACCATACAGGAGTTCTTAGAGGATGTAGTATGTGTTATTGTAGACGAAGTTCATATGGCCAAGGCCGATGCGTTAAAAACTTTGTTGACCGGAGTAATGAGCCGTATACCTCTACGTTGGGGACTTACAGGAACCATACCCAAAGAACCATTTGAGTTTCAGGCCTTGCGGTGCAGTCTAGGTCCAGTAATCAATCAACTCAGTGCTAGCGAACTACAGGATCGCGGCGTGTTGGCACAGTGCCATGTGAACATTGTGCAGTTGGTAGATCATGCAGAATTTGCTAGCTATCAAAGCGAGCTAAAATTCTTGTTAGAAGAGTCGGGCAGGTTAGATACCATGGCCGAACTGATCAATCGAGTAAACGAAACTGGCAATACTCTGGTCCTAGTGGATCGTATTGCCGCAGGTCAAGGTTTGATAGAACGCCTAGGCGACAATGCAGTCATGGTATCGGGCGTAACCAAAGCAAAGGCAAGACAGGATGAATATGATGAAGTGGCCGACGCTACTGGAAAAATTATTGTGGCCACCTATGGTGTTGCTGCTGTTGGTATTAATATACCCCGTATCTTTAATCTTGTTCTTGTGGAACCTGGCAAAAGTTTTGTCCGGGTCATCCAAAGCATTGGAAGAGGAATACGCAAAGCAGAAGACAAAGACCATGTGCAGATCTGGGACGTGACTTCGACCTGCAAGTTTGCCAAACGACATCTAACCAAACGCAAACAGTTCTACAAAGAAGCTAAATACAACTTCACACAGGAGAAGTTGGAATGGAAAAAGTAGTCTTTTTAGAAAACAAATACACCAAGTGGTATTTTAATATTATTCGCAACGCAAATCCTACAACTAGCTATGTGGAGAAACATCATATTATTCCAAGATGTATTGGCGGCTCTGATCATAGAGAAAACATAGTATCTCTTACAGCACGAGAACATTTTGTTTGCCATTTATTGTTGACTAAAATGACAACCGGCAAAGTCAAACAAGCTATGTGTTGGGCCGTCGGTAAGTTTGCACAAGTGAATAAAAATCAGCAACGAAATTTCACGTCTTGGGAATATCAAAAAATAAGAGAAAATATTTCGTTTGCCAGAACAGGCAAAAAACACAGTGACGAGTCTCGCAAAAAAATGTCCGAAAAAGCAAAAGGCCGAACTCCGTGGAATAAAGGTAAGACGGGCGTTCAAAAACATTCAGCAGAATCAAATAAAAAACGTTCTGAAACATTAACGGGCAGAATACGAACCGAAGAATTTCGTCAAAAAGTTAGTAACGGTAAAAAAGGACACAAAGCTGGTATGACCGGAAAAAAACACAGTGAAGAAACTCTACAAAAAATGCGTGATAGTGCATTAAAGCGATACGGCAAATAACGGTTGCAACATATAAAAAATGTGTTATAATAAACTTATGCGAATATTAACACTTGATAACACTCCATTTGATTTGGATCATCTTCCAGAAGAAGTAGATGACATGCGCTTTGCCATATTTGACAACAGCGATCCTAAAGATCCTGATTATCATTATATTCCGTTAATTTTTTTAGAAAGTTTTACTAGTCCTGCTTTGGTATTACGTATTGGTTTTAATATTATACGTATGCCAGTTGATTGGCAAATCTTAATTGGCGAACCTGATCTTGGCGACCTAGAAGTTTTGCCACTCACTGCCATAAACGATCGCGGATTTAAAGCATTCCAATTCAATCCACTCAGCAGTTTCCGCCCCAGTTTTAATGATATTGAAATTGTAGATGTTTATCAAGAAATAACCTGGTATGCTCCCAAATTGAAAAATGGTCAAATGCTATGCGTGCCACTAAGCAACCAACCAAAATCAGAGTGTGCATACTTTGTCAAAGATATCAGTCGTAATTGTGAAGTGGTAGATTACAACAAGGCCTGGTAGTGGATAAACTGCATATTTCAAATGAGATGGCACAGTTGGATCGTAAGAATCGAGCATTTTATGACGAGCTCACTCCCGAAGAACGTAAAAAGTTTTCAAACTTTCTCATGATACGTTGGGGCAGTAGTGTACAAGGCAGTGCCGATCTGCAACAGTTCTATTTGATCAGTTGCAATGAACGACTCAACAAACACTTTTTCAACATCAATCGCCATCCCAAACTGCAATGGTTATGTGCTACCACAGTGAGTCCCGGACTAGGATCTCACAAACATCATTGGATCGCTCCCAAGAAAAAAGAACCAGGTGCAAGTGGTATTCGTAAACAGTTGGCTGAAATATATCCTCATCTTAAAAACGATGAATTAGAATTAATGGCCGAAATCAATACTAAAAAAGATATAGACGCTTACCTAAAACAATCGGGTCAAGAAGTTAAGAAATGAAATACACCTGCCAGTATTGTCGGAAGGACTTTATCAAAGAGTCCAGTCTTGCGGTGCATTCGTGCGAACCGCGGCGTCGGCGCCAGGAACAAAATGAACCGGGTGTACGCTTGGGGTTTCATGCCTACATCAAGTTCTACGAACTCACCCAGGGCAGTGCAAAATTAAAGACCTTTGACGACTTTGCTGACAGCCCTTACTACAAGGCCTTTGTTAAGTTTGGTCGATATTGTGTAGATATTCGTGCAATCAATCCAGCACGCTTTGTTGAGTGGGTTTTAAAACAAAACAAAAAAATTGATCACTGGGCTAAAGATTCAGTCTACACCGAATATTTGACCGACTACTTGCGTGTGGAGAATGTAAATGACGCCTTGGCTCGTGCCATTGAGTTTGGTATTGACTGGGCCGAACGGTCAGGACATCCAGCAGAAGATTGCCTACGTTATGGCAACACCAATGCTATGGTGTATGCTGTGACCACAGGTCGTATTAGCCCGTGGATCATTTACAACAGTGAGTCGGGACAGAAGTTTTTGTCGGAACTGGATGCCACACAGATCGCCATGGTCTGGAGTTACATTGATTCGGACTTTTGGATGCGGAAGTTCAAGGATTACCCTGCAGATCAGGAGTATGTCAAAGATATTTTGCAGAAAGCAGGTTGGTAATGAGCGCAGATATTGATATTGACTTGGCTGATAGAGATCAATTGCTCAAATTGATTCAAGCTACACCCGCTAGACAACTGCATCAAGGACAAGTTCGT